CTCCATGCGGCGGGCTTCAGGCCGGAGATATCCAGCACCAAAAAGGCGTTGTTGTCCAAGGGCTCCCCGTTGGCGTAGCCCTTAATCAGATACACCCGCTCGTCCTCCAGGAAATGATAGTGGTCGCTGTACTCAATTCTCCCCTCGGGGGAGGTCCCGGCCATAGCGAGATAGCGGTAGGCAATCCCGAGCACCGCCTTGCCCCTGGGGAGCGCCGCTACCTGGATGACCTCCATGGGATAGGGCAGCACGTCGTTGCGGTAGGTGCCGTCCGGGGCCTGGAGGGTGGTGGCGGGCATGACCTTCTGGAAATAGTCCTGAGGGTTGACCACCAGGATCAGGCCGGTCACCACCCGGGCATTGCCGTTGGGGTCCGCCGCCAGGATGGAGATGAGATTCCCCATGGTGGAGGGAGAGAAATCCGTCACCTTCACTGGGACCTTCTCCGGGTAGACGCCGCCGGTGACGGAAACCCCGTCGCCTACCTGGCGGTTCATGCCGATGGGCTCATCGTTTCCGCTGCCCGCCACGATGCCGTACTCCAGGCCGTTGGCCAGGGCCTCCGCCAGCACCTGCCGGATATAGCGGTCCAGCCACTCCGGGCCCAGGTCCAGCATGGCCTTGCAGATGGGGATAAAGGCCGACAGCTTCAGCAGGCCCGTTTCCACCTCCTTGAAGCCGGAGGTCAGTTCCTTGATGATCTCGCTGCACAGCGGACCCCAGGCGGCCCGCTGGTAGCCGTTGGTGTTCATCATCATTCGGATGGCGCCCTTGGTGTCCGTGAAGTTCACGGCCTCCAGAAGGGGATGATCCGTGGTCAGGTTGGTGAAGATGTCGTCAAAGACCGTTTCCGGCATGACCGTATCCAGGTTGTTCACCGCCTGCCGGGGGTCGTTGCTGTTCATGGCTTCGCCCAGTTTCTGGTAGTACTCCCGTTCCTTGGCCGTCAGCTGGCGGATGCCCCGGGCGGACAGAACCTGGACGTCCCGCTCCTGGCGCAGCTCCTCGTATTCCTGGCGCACGGAGTCGGCATAAAGCTGGAGCATTTCCTCCATGGCCTCAAACTGCTTCGCTTCGTCTCCGGCCTCCTTGCCGTCAAAATACTTTTGACGGATTTTCGCCAGGACCTCCGTCCGTTCCGAAAGGGTTTTCAAGCTCATCTGTAGTTCCTCACTTTCATGTTTGATGTTGATTTAGTGGAAAAGGGCGTCGCCCAAAAACTGCATCATATTGTTGGGCTGCTTCACGGGGGGAGGCGGGGGTTCCGGAGCGGGGGCCGGCTCAGCCGCAGGGAGCGGGTTGGGCGCGGGGGGAGGGGACTCCACCAGTTCCCGCAGCTGGGCCGCCAGGGATTTCTGGAGCTTGATCCGCTGCTCCACGTTCAGCCGGGCCTTGTCCAGCACGGCCGCCGCCGCTTGGATGTCCGCGTCCTGCTCTGCGTATTCGTCCGCCAGCCCAAGGCGGATGCAGTCCTCCGCCGTCAGCCAGGTCTCCGCGTCCAGCATGGCCACCAGCTCCTCCTCCGTCAGCTTGTCCCCGGCCTTCTGAAGGTAGGCCTGGCGGTTGCCCCGGTTGATGGCGTCCAGATCGTCCGCCGCCTTTCGGAGCTCCGCCGCGTTTCCGCAGGTGTACATATAGGCGTTATGAATCATCATCATGGCATTCCGGGGCATGACCACCCGGTCCCCGGCCATGGCGATGACGGAGGCCACGGAACAGGCGAAGCCGTCGATATACACCGTCTTTTGGGCCGGGTGGCGGCGGAGCTGGTTGTAAATCGCCGTGCCCTCAAAGACAGAGCCCCCGTAGCTGTTGATGTAGAGGTTGATCTTCCGTGCGTCCGGGTACTTGCCCAGCTCCTCCCGGAAGTGGGCCGCGCTGGTTTCACTTTGAATGGTTTCATCGGTCCACCAGTCGTAAGAATCTCCCTCTACGTCCCCGTAGATATAGAGCTCCAGCGTATTGGGTTCCACCGCCTGCTTTAGCTCCCAGAGGCAGCGCCGTTCATTGGTTTTCATTGGACTTCTCTCCTTTCGGATTCCCGCGCAAGACATCCTCCGCCTTGGCGAAGTTCTTGGTCAGGAAGTGCTCATTTGCCCAGGGCTCATTGATCTCCGGGCCGCCCGCCGCCCGCTGGACGTCGTTGTAGCTGTAGCCGGAGCCGATCAGCTTTTCCACATTGGCGGCGTTTTCAAAGAGATTGAAGTGCTGGATGGCGCTGCTGTCCACCCTGAGAGCATCTCCTCGCCGCCAGCCGCTAAAGCCGTAGTGCTTCCGGGTGAACTCCTCTCCAATCTGGTCCGCCAGGGGGTCCACGCAGTTGCTCAGGAAACGCTTCACCGCGTCCTCCGTGCCCTCCACCTGGCCCCGGAGGAGCACCGGCGGGATCAGGAAGGCGTTGGCCGTGAAGTCAAAGACGTCGTTGACCAAGGAACGGATGTGACTGGCGTCCCGCCCGGACTCCATGGGCTTGCCCTCGTTCGTATAGACGTAGCCCTCCACCTCTGGAAGCACAGCGGAGCTGCTGGTCAGGAAAGGCTTGATCTGCTTCTCCAGCATCTTTTGAAACTGCTCATCCCAGTCCTCTTTGCCCTTGGCCATCTGGTTCACGTGGACCTTCCAGTGCTGGCCGTTGCCCCAGATGTAATTTTGCATGGCCGCTGAGGCCAGGCGGACGTAGGCCTCGTAAATGCCCTTGATGACCGGCTGGATGTTGCAGTGGTTCAAGGTGAGCCGGTAGACCTCGCTCTCCAGGAGGGACCGCTGATAGGGGACATAATTCACCATGACGCCGGTATAGCGGTTTGGCCGGTCCGGGTACTGCTCCGGGACCTCGGCGTCCCAGTCGTCCGCCACAAACAGGTTGAAGGGCTCGTTATCCCGCAGGAAAAGGGGCTCCACGGGAGGGGGGACGATCAGGGCCTCGTTGCTCTGGTAGAGCTGGGCCACCAGCTTGTGGAGGAACACGGTGGAGTTTTGATTGACGTTGGGTTCCACGTTCCACAGGTAGTAGTCCCGCTCTTTCACCTCCGTGCCGTTGCGAAACGTGCGGAACTCGCACCGTCCCACAGCGTTGGCCACCATGTCCACACAAATCCAAAAGGCCAGCTCCCGGAGCTGGTACTCCTGGGCCGCCGCCAGCAGCTCCTGGCAGGACAGCTCCACCACGCGCCCGGTTCCTCCCCCTTTGGGGCGGAGGACATCAAAGAAATGGAATGCAGTAGGCTGTCCCCTCACTCCCATCCCCAGCGGCTTGTATCATTTCACCACCACGGAAATAACGTGGTTCATGTTGTAGATGCCCACCCATGCACCGTCCTTTTTGATGACAAAGGACATTCCGTCGTAGGAGTAGTCGTCCCATTCGCCCTTATTGGCCTCCCAAATAGCGGAATGGCCATTGTTGAAGGTAATTTCAATCACGTTATAGTTCTTCATTTCGCACCTCACAGTCGTATCGCCCCCAGCACCGGGGGGCTCAGGGGCAGGCCGTTCCCCAGGACCCGCTCGACGGTCATAGCCGCCGCCAGGGCCATAAATGGGTCGGTCTTGCGGCTCTTGCCCTCAATTTTGGCGTAGATGTAATTGCCTGTGTCCACCCCCAATTTCTTGCTGGAGCGCACCCGTTTTGTGTTGTTCACCGCCCAGCGGAGGGGCGGGCAGTCTCCCCAGTGGAACAGGCCCCGGTCAAAGCACTCCTGGATGACCGGCTCTACCTGCATGATGTCCGAGGGCCGCACCAGCTTCACCCGGTTTTTGTCGGCGGCGTCGAACCCAACCGCCCGCAGGGCCTCCGATATCAGAGTCCAGCGGTAGTGGTCCAGGGCCAGCATCTTCAAGTCGTAGATTCTCCCGGCCTCCTGAAGGTAAGCGGCCAGGAGCGCGGGGGAGATGCTCACATCGTCCACCACGGTCAGGTGTCCCGCCTGGGCCCACGCCTGCCAGGGGGCCCGCACACGGGGCAGGGTTTTGCTCTGGCGGCACACCCAGGTGTGATTTAAGTCATACCGTTCCTCCGCCCGGCGGAAATGCAGGTCAATGGACGCCCAATCGCTGATTTCCGCGTAGTCCAGCCCCGCCACACA